GTGCTTTGAGCTGTGTTGCGCGAACGGCTGTCAAAACTTTGAGGCTTTGCAGCTTGTCGATTGCTTCGACGGTTTCGTCATCGGTGATAACCAATGGACCGGCGGCAAGTGTCTCGGCAAAATCTTCAATGATCGGATCCGATGCCGCTGCCTTGAAGGCAAGACGCTCAGGCCGTGTCATGAAAGATTTCAGATCACGCTCAGCCAGGAAACGCTTAGGCGCGGGAGGCTCAGGCAACTCAGGCAGGGAATATTTTTCCCAGCCTTTCGTTGTCTTTTTGTCTTGCTTTTCAGTATCGTCAGGAACTTTGATAAATTCCTTGGCAATCTCAGGGCAAAATGAAACTTTAGGGTCTCCGACAAAGGTCTCAATGACCCGACCGTCAGAATGAAAACGTGCGTACTTAGTCATTGTGATTCTCCTCAGAAGGTGATTTTGTACTGAATAAAGATGAGGCCATCACCGCCCCAACTAATGGCTCTTTCATGGTTGGGATGCTGGTCATAACCAGAGGCACCGCCGCCAGCCGCTTGACCGCCAGGGCCGCCTTGGGCGTACTGTCCAGCACCGCCGCCGCCGCCTAACATTCCGCCAGCGCCGCCGCTGTTATAGGCAGATGTGTTGCTGCTGCTGTAGCTGTGGGTGCCGCCACCGCCTGCTCCAGGGCCGCCGCAACCGCCGTTCGTGCCAGCCATTTCTGAACTCTGCCTGGAATGTGAGCCACCGCCGCCGCCGCCGCCACCCAGAAGGATGAAGTTAGGTGTCCAGATTGCAGACCCTTGGCCGTCATTTGCGCCAGAGTTAGCAACCGCTGCGTTGCTGTAGGTGTTGCTTTGTCCGCCAGAGCCGCCAGCCCCTAGGATTCCAGCGCCACCAGGGCCGCCGTAGCTGCGATGGCTGTCGCTGTTTTGGCCAGTGCCGCCATAACCAGCGGTGCCAGATCCACCAACGCCACACTCTGAGCTGTAGGCCCGTGTGCCGTGATAGTTAATCGATGCGCCAGCGCCGCCTGAATAGCTGTTCCATTCGCCGCCTCTAAAGCCGTCCTTATCACCGTCAGGGGAAGGTGCAGAACCACCGCCACCGCCGCCACCGCTGCTGGGATCGATGCTGCCTTGGCCGCCATCGCCACCGCGTCGGTTCGCAATGTTGCCGCTGACGCCCATTCCGCCACCGCCGTAAGTGGTGTCGCCTTGGTTGTTGCTGTTTTGGTAGCCAGAGTTGCCGCCAGTAGCAGAAAGAAAACTACCAAAGGAGCTAGTGCCGCCAACCTCGGTGTACTCGCGAGCGCCACAACCAATCGTGATTTGCACGCTATCGCCAGCACTCAAGCTAGTGATCTCAGAAATAGCAAGACCGCCAGCGCCGCCGCCGTAGGCGTTGCCGTTGCCGCCGTAGGTTCCGCCGCAACCGCCAGCGCCCCAGACGTAGACGCGCATGGCGACTGAGGGATCAAAGTTTGCGGGCACATACCAAGTGTATGCGTCAGTCTTGCGGCTGCTGTTGGTGTTGTGGCGGTCGTGACTGGCCGAAGTCCACATTTTCATGGCGTTGCGGGGGCCTTCGCCGCCGCCGCCACCTGAAGATCCGAAGAATTGGGAAAGTGTGCTCATGATTAGTTAATCCTCCAGCCGAAAGTGGCGTTTACATAAACCAGCTCAAAGCTGGCGTTGATTGTGGTCACGTCCATGTCCTCAGCGAGGCCCATGATTTTGTTTCCGTTGCGCTTAACGCAAAGATAGTTCACGTCAAATTTACCGGCTGCGTCGATGATTTCGACGTAATCGCCCAAAGCTGGCGCGGCTGGCAAAGTCAGCTCGACAGCACCTGCGGTTGTATCGACTAAAAGCCGAACATTAGAAGCCGAGGCGTAAGGGCTGGCCGCGTTGTCAACAGTCGTCCACGATGTGTGGCTTTGTTCGACATATAACGCGGTGGCCGCTTGATTTGATCCAGCCGTGGGAGCGTTGGGCAATGTGATTTGCCCGGTTAATGCTCCACCGGTTTTGTCGAATTTTGTCGCGATGCTCGCCGTCACATTGGTGGCGAAATTTTCGTCATCCGAAAGGGCGCTCGAAAGTTCTTCCAGCGTGTTCAGAGCATCAGGGGCAGAGGCCACTAAAGCGGCAACCGCTGCGTTGACCTGCGTCGTTACGTCAGCACTGCTGACGAAGTTGCCCATGTCTGCGTCGATCGCGTTTAGGGCGTCCCGCAACCTAACCACATCTGCGGCTAGCAGATTAGATGGGTATGGGAGCGGATAGTTCCTATTTGCTGTGCGTGTGTCAGTTGTCATGGATTAGTACCTCAGACCATTACGGCGCGAATGTTGCGGATTTTCGGCCTGCCAGCGGCTGACCCAGTGAGATTGAGTTTCACCGATGTTGCAGACAGCGCCACAATTCCAGTGTCCTCAAAAACATATTCAACCCAGCCGTCGCCAATTTGTGTGGCAGAGCCGAGCGCCATCGACTGATACCCTCCATTGTCATATTGAGGAACGACGCCAGCGCCGCCCACCAACTGAGCTTCAAAGATAATCCGGATGGTTGAGCCACCCGCGGCAACATCAAATTGTCGGCCAACGTAAGTCGCAGCCGTGTCAAGTGTTGCAGGGATGCTGAGCACTCCAGGGTGCAAGGTGGGCGATTCCGTGGAAGTGCCTTCCAAGATCGCTTGAACTTGCATGGTGTCGCTAACCGCTGCCTCAAGTTTGATCGACTGATCAGGAGCCAGAAGGAAAGTTTCGCCAGTGCTTCGGGTGTATTTGAACGTAACCCGTGAAGATGTCGCGGGAATGTCAACTGGAGCAGTAACAAGCAAATCGGTCATGTTTGAGACCGTGATGCTGCCAAGGTTGATCGTTGAAGTCGTTGAAGTGAACTCAGCACCAATTAACTTGAACGCCAAATCCATGTCGTTGTGAACAGTCCAGCTAGAAGCGTTAGAGCTGCTTAGCAGGACGCCAACGGTGTAAGGCTGAGCCGTAACGAATTCATTCGCAACCGCGTCATATTTGCCAAGTTCAGCAATGCGGACAGCGTGTGAAGCATCGTCAGTCATTAGGACTACGAAATACTCGCGGCCTGCTTCCAAATAAATCGGGAAGTCAAAAGTGGCGCGGGTGTATCCGCTCGTTGAAATGCTGGAGCCAGGGATGCGCGTGCGCGTGATTGCTTGACGGCCGGGGAAGCCGTTATCACCTTCAACGATTTCAATCGTTACATCGTTGCTCTCTTGACCCTTAACTGCAAATTGCACATCAAGCGCAGTAACGTGTCTGCCTTCAGGCAACACAAACGACTGAGCCAAAGGATCCCAGTTGCGTGCTGGCGGTGGGGGTGGTGGGCTCCACCAGCGCCACGTTGTCGTCGTGGTGATGCTGTTCCATTCCCGGTTCACCAAAGTGCCTTGGCCAGTAAAGATGGCCGAGCCAAAGTTCCCTTGATCGCCAAGGAATTCAACAGATTTAGAACCGGCAGGGATGTCTGCGGGGACCGTAAACGATCCGGTCAGTTGCCCTTGGCCGTCTGCGACTTCGCCGTTGTTGCCAAGGTTAATTCCATCAAACTCGACAGATGTCAGATTTTCACCTGCATCAAAACCAACAATTGAGAAATCAACGTTGGTTTGCCTGAGATTTGAAATGTTGGTTTCTACTTCAGAAGCAAGCTCAACGACTGTCGCGGTGCTAGATCTTGAACGATCACCCGATCCAATCGTGAATGATTGGGTTGAGAACGTTGTGTTTTCGTCTGTAACAACCCACAAATCGACAGCTGGATCTAGCTCAACGTCAGCAGGAATCGGATCAAAGTTTCCATAAGGGTTGATCTGCATAAACCCTGTCGTCAACGTTTGAGTAATTAGCTCAACGTCTTGATAGGGCAGAAGCTGATGGCCTGTGTTGTTTTGGGCAGCCCGGACAGGTGCGCCAGTAACAGCTAGTTGCAGCTCTTGATTAACGATGACAGCATCTTGCGCAATGCCTGCATCCCTAAGATCTCCATCGAGAAGTGGGTCAGCAAAAACGCCATACTTAGCAGTTGGCTCGCGGCTTGAAATGTCACGCTGCAAACGCTCTTCAGCAATTACGCCGTAAAGCTCAGCAATCGCGTTTTTCATCTGGCGCTGCTCGCGCACTGAGATGACTTTTACGCCGTTGTTGTCAACTTGGGGGCTCTCAACAGAATTCCAAATTTGCTTGTATTCAGCAACCTGTAATTCGTTGTATGGGACTTGCGGGGCGATTGGATTAAACGCGGTCGAAACACCCCGGACCCTGTGCAAGTATCCATTTTGATCAAGCGTAATCGCATCAATGCGAGGCATCTTCCATGAGTAGTCAACTAAAACCAACGTGGAAGCGACTGCGCCAGTAACGTCAAATTCACCGTCGTCAGGATTAATGTTCGTGACCGTTGTGCTAGTCAAGAACCTATATGTCACGTCATAAGTTGAACCGGGGGCTACTTCAGCGCCTGAAGGAGTCCAATCCACTTGATCAGCGGTCAAGTTGTAATCCGTGCCCGCTGCGTAGGTTGTGCCGGACTGACTAACACTTTCAATGCTTAAAACAGAAGTGTCAGGCAGTTGATCCAATGCGCCAGAAAAAGACCCATGGGTTAACGTAACGGTCTTTTCTTCTGTAATTACTACATCATTGATTGAACTCAACGGGAAGCGATTAACGTTCAGAGTGTGAGCGGCAATGCCAGTTGAAACTTTTGGCTCGTTGTTAATAGTTTCAACATCAGGATCAATCGGATAGCTGATTGAAGTTGATGTTGGCTTGTTAATTTTGTTGCCGTGAACGTTTGCAACGCCTTCAGCAGCCGAGAAAACGTAATTTGATTGAGTAGCGTCTTTGCCTAGGCAGGTGACGCGCAAGCCGCTGACGATGTAAGAACCGTTTGCGTCGCGGTCATAGCTGGCAATCAATGCCTTTGCTGCGTCCAAGACGGGCGGCGCTTCAATGGATACGAGCGTGCCATTAAGCACGTCATAGACCCCATAGAAATCGCCTGTGCCGCCATCACCAGACCAACCCCAGACAAGCTCGCGTTTTGTGCGGCCTGCGCCGGGTTCCTGATAATTCCGTGTCCCAGTTGCAGGATCGCGCAAGCTTGCGTCTTCCAGTTCTGTGACGGTTGTTGTTGTCAAGCGAACGCCGATTTGCAGGCTTCCGGTCGTCGGAATTGTGAAAGACGCTTCAGGGACTGTGCGCACTGCGCCCAGGACGTAAAGGCTGCCTTCACGCAAAACGGCGTAACCTGTTTGCGCATCAACCTGAGCGGAACTGCCGCTAATGATTGCACCGTCTTGGAAAAGACTGTTTGCAATTTTTGTAATTCTGTCTGACAGAATTGACTGACTTTCGTTTAGTTCTGCGGATTGCAGTCCTTTGCTAGCGCGAAACAAAAGTTCGTCATATTTATCTGACGAAGAAAATCGGTTGTAATAACCTTGGAGGCTCATGATTTTTTCCCTTTAGAAGGTTAAGACGAACTCGAACGTTTCCCGCGTAGCAGGCGTTCTGATGATCGAGGCAGTGTGCTCAAGCAAATAAAGTGTGCCAGAGTCTGTAACTTCTGAAGCAGCATCAAAGAACATTTGCCCTGATGGCAAATTGCCTGCAGTTGTTACGTCGAGAAAAATACCAGTTTCTCGAATTGTTGACGTGCTCGCGTCTGTGAAATCGAGCGTAAATTTGCAGTAAAGCAAATTTGTCGCGGTTGCGCTTACGTCATAGCGTCCGCTTGGAAGACTGATAGCACCTTGAGCAGCGGTGCTCACAAAATCGACTTGAGCTGCTTTGCGATAACCGATCGGGTCTTGCAACGCTGCTGAGCTGATATTTTCTGGATCTACGCCATTTGCATCCCATGCGGTTTGGCCTGCGCCAATCCCTAAGAAAATGTTTCTGGCTGCAACGGAAGCGGCCAAACCGGCTCGCCCTGTTGTTACGAGAGTTGCCATTGGGCGACCACCTCCTGTGACTTGTTCATCATAATAAGTTAATTCAGACCAAGGTCTGATGCTGAGTTTCCCCTAGCAAGCTAGCAACCGGTCATCTGGCGATCTTGGCTGATGAGCTGATGAGCTTTGGAAAATAAAAGAACCTGATTGAAATGCGGGAACAATTGCCTGCTTTTTGGCCTTAGACAAAGCGGGTTCTTAGTAGTGATTGAATCAATGCAGGGTGCGAAGTCAAGTAAAAAAACATCGTCTTACTCGTTGCGTTCCCGCCCCATACTTTAGTTAATTATGGGTTTCATGGACCGCTTCGACAGCAAGGCTAGCAATTTGCCACCCTGCAATCTTGGCCCACATTTGGTGCTTAGCCCAGGTCGTTAGATCCGCATCAATCCAGTCATCGATAGTCCAATCAGAAACGCTGTTTTCAGCCCATAGTTCTGTCGGCCAGTTGGCTGCATACCATTCGTTCGTTGAGTTGTCAGTCCAATCTGATGTGGCCTGAACCCATTCAGTCGCATCAGGCCCAGCCCAGCTTCCGGCTAACCAAGTTGGCTCGATATAAAGCGCAACAAGTGCGGGGTAGTAGGTGCGGGTGTGTTGGCTAGTCGTAAAGCTTTGGCGGTTCTCCGTTGCTTGCGCAAAGTAATCACGCTCGAAACGTTGCGAGGTTGGCCAACCCAAAACCGAGTCAGTTTCGCTAAGTCCATCCGTTGTGTCTGACAGATATTGGTGCGATTGGTTAAAACGTAGAACTTGCTCAGACTGCGGGTAACTTGCCCAAGCAAGCGTGTTGCGCCAAGTGTCTGTATCCGCGTTCGCGAAATACTCTCCAGTGTTCCAATCCTCAGTGTTCCAGGTGTCGCCTTCTCCAAGGCTGTCGAAGTAACTGGTGACAGTTGCCCAGCTACCGGCGGCGTCTGTGCCCCAGGTGCTTTCGGTGTCTTGCCATTGATCTGATTGGTCAGTGTGGAAGCTGCCAACGTCGTGATGACCTCGACTAATTGCTAGCTCGTTAACTAATGGAATGAACTCGTCTAGGCGCGTGCGTGACAGCTCAAACAGATCGTCATAAGCAAGCGTCTTGAAGCGTTCGCGCTCTAAGTAGAAGAACCCACTTGGATTGTGTGCCGTCGAGGTTGTCTGATGGCTGCGCTCGATCCGTTCATCTTCAAAGAATCCGAGAGTTGCGTGGGTGTTGCCCAGGATTCCGTCAGAGTCGGACAGGTGCCCGTTCTCTGAAAGCGTGAGCA